TGCCGAGGGATCGAAATCAGCCCCGACTACTGCGCCGTAATACTTCAGCGAATGACCGATGCGTTTCCGGGGATTGAAATACGGAGGATCGACAAATGAAAGGCCGTAAACCCCTCCCCACTAACCTGAAGCTACTCATGGGTAATCCCGGCAAACAAAAACTTCCCAAAGGCGAACCCGAACCCGATAGTCGTATTCCGGCACCCCCCGATGTCCTGAACGACTACGCCCTTGAGGAATGGAACCGGGTGACGCCCGTGCTCCTCGCCCTCGGTCTTATCTCCGACCTCACCGTTCCGGCGGTCATCGCATACTGTGATGCCTATTCCGATTGGAGGACGGCGACAGAGGAATTGAACAAAATAAGAAAGGGCAAGGGTGGCGCAATTACAACCCTGATACAGCAGACGACAAACGGGAATATCATACCGAACCAACTCAAACTCGTGGCGAAGGCCGCAAGGTCCGACATGATCAGATATGCAACGGAGTTCGGCGGCACAGAGATTGCCAAGATACGCCTTGCCGTTGATCCGGGAAGGGGTAAAAAATCCAAATTTGACGGGCTTATAAATGTCAAAAAGTAATCCCCGCGTAAAGCGGATTATCAGGTTCATTGAAAAACTTATTATCCCTTCCGGTAAGGGAGAGGGTAAGCCGTTTAAACTCCGCAAATTTCAAAAAAAGTTCATACAGGACGTTTATGGTCCTGAAAGGGGCGACCTCCGCATTGTCCGCCGGGCAATACTGGCAATGGCCAGGAAAAACGGGAAATCCGTTTTGATCTCTGCCCTTGCTCTCGTTCACCTTGTCGGTCCCGAAGCCGTGACGAATGGAGAAATATACAGCGCGGCGAATGATCGCGACCAGGCTGCATTAATCTTTAAATATGCCGCCCAGATAGTCCGTGCCGATCCCGAGCTTGAAGCCATGATAAAGATCGTCGACAGCACAAAGACAATGGTATGCTTTGCCAACGGTTCAATTTATCGTGCCGTATCCGCCGAAGCCGGTACGAAATACGGCCTCAACCCGACCGTCGTAATCTATGATGAACTCGCACAGGCAAAAAACCGGGAGCTATACGATGCCCTTGATACGTCAATGGCGGCCCGCGAGGAGCCATTATTTATTGTAATTTCAACACAAAGTAACGATCCTCAACATATACTTTCACAGCTAATTGACGACGGGCTGTCGGGCCGTGATCCGTCAACGGTATGCCATTTATACGCGACGCCGGACGATGCGGACGACGATCAGATATTTAAGAGCCAGAAATTGTGGAAAATGGCGAACCCGGCGCTTGGTGATTTCCGGAGCCTCGACGAGATGCGGACGGCAGCGAAACGGGCGCAGCGGATGCCGAGTTTTGAGACGGCTTTCAGGAATTTATATTTAAACCAGCGGGTTGACGCGACGGCGCCGCTCATATCAAGGGCTGATTGGGAGGCATGTGTGGCGGAAAAGCCACAGTTAGAGGCTGGCGAAAAGGTATATCTTGGGCTGGACTTGTCGAGTAAGACAGACCTGACGTCATTGATTGCGGTGTCGGCGGAAGATGGTGATCGGGTGTGCGCGTGGTTTTGGAAGCCAGGCGAAACATTGCGGGAGCATATAACGCGGGATCGAGTGCCTTATGACGTATGGAAAAAGGATGGTTGGCTGGACACCTCGCCGGGTAGGTCGATTGATTATGATTTCGTGGCGGATAAGGTTGCGGAGTTGTCGAGGGACTATGAGATTGTTGGCATGGCCTATGACCGGTGGGGGATTGCTAATTTCCTGCAATCCTGCCGGCGGATCGGGCTTGATGCTTATGAGGACACGAAAGAAGAAAAGCGGCGGGGAGCTTTAAGGATTGTGGCATGGGGACAGGGATTCCGGGACATGGCGCCGGCGATTGACGCGCTGGAGGTGTCGATTTTGGAAAGACGTTTTAAACATGACGGTAATCCTTGCCTGCGGTGGAATATTGCCAATGCGATCGCGGTAAGTGATCCGGCGGGGAACAGGAAACTGGATAAGTCAAAGGCGAGGTTTCGCATTGACGGTGCGGTGGCGCTGGCTATGGCGCTGGGGTTGAAGTCAAGAGATTTGGCGGAAGAAGAAAAGCCTAGTGCTTATGAGGGATTGTCCGCAGACCAAATACGGGAGCGGATGATATTTGTTTAATAACCAATTTAAAAACCAAAAAAAGAAGGAGGAAGAAGCCATGTTGAACACAGAGATTGTGCAATACCTGAACTTTTTAACCAAACAGTATGACGGCGTGACGCAGTTGATCGCCAAGACGAAACAGAGGATCGTTTCATTGCCGGGGCATAGCGAGGATGAACTTGATTGTGACACGGCATTGAAGGGTGACGGAAAGTCTGAGGGGCTGTTGACGGTGCAGGGGCGTTATTCGCGGGCAATCGAGAAAGAGCTAGTGCAATGGGACGTCTGGACTGAATGGTTGAGTAAAGTGCCGGGTATTGGGGCATGGACGGCGGCGAAGTTAATCATTTTATTCAATTACAAGTTTGTGCCGGTATGCAAAGAGTGCGGCGGCGAATTTGAAAAGACCGAGAAGGAAACGCAGGGGAAGTTGATCAATGTGTTGACCTGTGTTGACTGCGGCAGGGTCGCGAAGGACGGCGTTTTGAAGCACAAGGTTGTGAGGCGCGACTTTCCGACGGTGAGTAAGTGGTGGGCTTATATGGGCAGGCATACGGTTGACGGAGTAATGCCGAAGCGCAAGAAGGGAACGCAGGCGAATTGGTCAACGCCGGGGCGGACGCTTGGTTTTCTAATCGGCGAGCAGTTTAACCGGCAGGGGGATGATAACCCATACAAGCGGATATTATTGCAACACAAAGAGAAACATGCGAGGATGCACCCGGAGTGGTCGAAAGGACATGTGCATAATGCGGCAAAGAACGAGGCTGTTAAGATATTCCTTGCCCACTTCTGGCATGTTTCACGGGTATTGGAGGGGCTGCCGGTGTCGGAGCCTTACGCCGGGGCTATTATGGGGCACACGAATATAATTAAACCGCCGTATTGGGAGAGCGAGACGTCTTTTGAAACCCAGCAGTTCAATGCGTTTCCCGCGGCGGAAATGAGGGTATAGCAGAGGAGCGAGGGTGTAGTTTGAAACCCAATGAACGAATGCGAGCGATTATTCCCTTGAAACCAAGAGCCGTTGTGCGAGCGATCGCACTATTGAAACCCACCACCGGAATGCGAGCGATTGTAGCCATGAAGCCCAGTTGTTGATTGCGAGCGAAACGGTTAGTGAAACCCAACGAACGGATGCGAGCGAATGGTGTCCTGAACCCCAGTCGTGGAATGCGAGCGAATGAACAATTGAAACCCATTCTGACAATGCGAAATTCACTCAAAAGGAGTCCGAGATGGAAAAGAGCAAGTATGAAAAGACGACAATAGGTGACCTTGAAAGACAGGTTGAAGAACAGAACCGCCTTGCACGTGGCGCACAGAAGGAAATGATTGAAATCCTGATTTACATTAAGACTTCTGGCCGGTGGAAGGAAAACAAGCGGTATGAACGGGCTTCGTTTTACGCCTATATTGACGATCGTTTCAATATCAGGCGAGGCACGTTCATGGAAATGCAGACGGCGTATGTTAAATATCCAGACCAGTCTATTGAGTATGGTATCGGATTGATGGCGCGGATTATCCGGGAGTGCGGCGGAGCAGTAAAGGCGAAAAAGGTCTTGAACGAGATGGACGACGCCAAAAAACAGTTGAAACGTGGTCTTAACAGGGCGCAAATTGACAAAATAATTACAAAACACGCCACTCCGAAGATCAAAAAGCATGTTACCGACTGGAAGGCCATGTATGAGGCGGAGGCGAAAGCGCATGAAGCGACCAAAAATAACCTGAAGATTGCTATTGCAAGAGTCCGGGAGCTTGAGGGTCAGGTTGCCCGGTTGAAGGTGACTGCGGAGCGTATCAGCGACATTCGCGCGATAATTGAGAAGCCGGCGGTAATGATCCAGCCGCAGGCGTAAGGCAGGGGAGCGATCGTCCCATTGAAACCCACAGCCTCTGTGCGAGCGATTCTATTATTGAAACCCAGCAAGGACGTGCGAGCGAGGGGGCATGTTGAAAACCATTGCTTGAGTGCGAGCGAGAAACCGCTTGAAACCCACCGCTGACGTGCGAGCGATTTTGCGATTGAAACCCACAATCTGAGTGCGAGCGAGCCGAAGTGTGAAACCCATCGCTGTTATGCGAGCGAATGTGCTTTTGAAACCCACAGCGTTACTGCGAGCGAGCGGTGCTTTGAAACCCAAGGCATAAATGCGAGCGATTTGAACGGATCATCTGATTTTTCGGCCTTTAATGTGGCTGAAATACCATCGTTTGTTTGTGCGATGGATGGCTTCGTGACTTGAACTGTAAGAACTGCCATAAGCGAGCCGTCTGCCGGGAATTATGCCCGGAGGCGGCGGCTTATGCAGATCAGGACTATGTTTCGGCGGAGGAGTTTGTTTTTATGGATTCAGAGGAAATTGACAAGTTGAATGTGACGACAACGGTATGGCGTGACGGCTGGACTACAAAAGACGACGTAATAGCCGATATTTTGCGCCTACTTCCGCCACAGCGAGAGATTGCCGACCGGTTAGGGGTAACACAGCAATACATTTCAAAAGTGCTATCAGAGCTTAAAAAACGCTGATTTTTTACAACCACTTTTTTTCTTTAACTCACCTAATTTATTAGCCTTTCAAATTTTTTTTGGTTGTATTCTCCCATATATAGAGGGAGATTATGACTTTTTTCAAAAAAATAGACCTGCGTGACGTGTTTTTATTCGTTGGGCTGGCGCTTGTGGGTGTCGGCCTATTTATGTTGGCGCCGTGGCTGGCTTTTACCGTCTGCGGCGTTTTGCTTATGGCTATCGGCCTGCTTATGGGGGCTAAATAAATGGGCATTGTGTCGAGAATTAAGGCGATGGCGCTTGGCCTGAATGATGAAAAGGCATGGAATCCGTCGCTGTGGCGCTTAATTGGCTCACAGAGCTTGACCGGTGAAGTGGTGAATGAGGACACGGCGCTGACTTATTCGGCTGTGTGGAACGCTGTGACGCTGATTTCCGGGACTATTGCTAGTTTGCCGCTGCATTTGATGGTTCAGAGAGGCGAAAAGAAGCGGATTGCAGACAATCATGCCACTTATTTAACCCTCCACGACGCGGCTAATCCTTACATGATTTCAAAGGTATTTCGGGAAACGCTGATGGCTCATGTCCTAACTTGGGGTAATGGATTCGCGGAAAAGGTGAAGAATCGAGCCGGTGAGGTAGTGCAATTATGGCCGATTGCGCCGGATAAAGTGACGCCAATGTGGGATGGCGGTCAAATCATATACCGGATTCGGGTTGACAATCAGGACAAATACTTCACGCGGGACAAAATTCTGCATATTGCCGGCCTGGGCTACGACGGGCTGATGGGTTATTCAGTTGTGTCAATGGCGCGTAAGTCTATTGCTCTAGGCATGGCGATGGAAACATTCGGATCAAATTACTTCGGTCACGGCACGCACCCAGGCGTGATAGTGTCGCACCCAGGGCAGTTAGGCAAGGATTCTTATGAAAACCTAAAGAAAAACCTGACAGAAGCCTATTCAGGGCTTGGGCAATCTCACCGGCTGATGTTGTTAGAGGACGGTTTGAAGCTGGAAAGTGTGACGATCCCGCCGGAAGATAGCCAGTTTTTACAGTCACGACAGTTTCAAGTGCCTGAAATAGCGCGGTGGTTCAATTTGCCGCCCCACAAGCTCAAGGATTTGAGCCGTTCGAGCTTCTGTTTGCCGGCGGAAGAAGAAGTATTCACACAAGGAGGGCCAAAGCGGATCGCCGATGTTATTGCAGGGGAAAAGGTGTGGAGCCTTGCTGATAAGTCAAGATGGGTTCTGTCCGATGTCGTCAAATCTGCCGTTACCGGGATTGACGAAATTTACACAATAAAAACAACAAATAGAACTGTTCGCTGCAATGCGAAGCATCCTATTTTGACACGCAGGCGCCGCGCTGATGGCGAATGGATTACGTCGTGGACGCCTGCCGGAGAGCTTAATGTTGGAGATACAATCGTGACTGTGCGTGGATTGCCTGAAAGCAAGAAAGCTATCCCGACACGCGCTGACGGATCGCCTATCACGGTTCCTTTTATGGAGTTCTGCGGGTTACTCATTGGTGATGGTAATGTCATGGGGAAGAAAGGCAAACCAGCTGTTATATCAATAAGTCGGGCGAAAGACGCACCGTATATGGACTACTACCGCGATGTTGCCAAAAGCCTTTTCACGGTTGGCGGATATGAATACCGCAGAGGGATCACGCATCCAGGCGCGAGGTTAAATGAGCAAGATGTTGAGGAAATCAGGAAAAATGGCAGGCTGGTTCTTACAAATTCAGAAATAGCTCGCAGATATGGTGCAAATATATGTGCAATACAAAACATTATCCACCGTGAGTATCACCCGGAGCATCCACAGGCTGGCTTGAACAAACAGCAAGTTGCTGAAATAAAAGAGCTTTTGAGGAGGCGGCTAACAACACAGCAGATAGCCGATGAATATGGCGTGTCGCGTGACACGATTGTAAAGATTTTGTCGGGCCGGCTATGGAGTGGGCGAAAGAAAACAAGTAAGGTAAGGCCGGTCAACTTGGTTGAGGATTGTCGATCGACTGCCTTTACGTCTGCAACAGGGGCTGAAGAGCTTATCTCTCTTGGTTTCGGTGGAACTTCCGCAACTAAATCTGTACCGGAGTGGGTATTTGAGACGCCAGAAGAATTGCGTCTAGCGTTCTTGCGAGGCTTTCTTGATTCCAATGGTTCAGTTTGCAGAAAAGGCCGGGCAGCTTTTTCGTCTTGTAACAAAAAACTTTTGTCGCAGATGAGGCATTTATGTTTAGGGTTAGGTATACCAGTCACAAATCTATACAACAGAAAAGGCATAGCAAATCTGCCGGATGGCAGGCGTGCTAAGTTCAGCCAGTTCTATTTCACTTGTTCTGATCCAGGCAGCAATAGACGCATAGGTTCGCACACGCCTATTTATAACGAACGATTCAATAGCGGCAATCCTTTCAGCAAGAAAGACAGGAACTATCCGAAGTTTGGCGGCGCCGGCTTTGATATTAGCGGTTGTTCGCTCGCTAGAGTCACTTCTATCGAAAAAGATTTAATATTGCAGCCAGTTTATGACCTGTGCGTCAAAGACACTCACTCTTTTGTGGCAAATGGTGTTGTTGTTCATAATTCGAACATCGAAAGCGAGCAACGATCCTTCTACACTGATACGCTGCTGCCGTGGTTGGTTACTTTAGAGCAAAACTTTAATTACCAGTTGCTTTCAGAGGCGGACAGGCAGCGCAAATACTATTTCAAGCACAATGCCGAGGGCATTTTAAGGGCCGATGCTGCCGGAAGGGGCGAGTTTTACAGCAAAATGTTTAATATTGGCGCTTATTCGATCAATGAAATCAGGGCGCTTGAAGATAAAGACCCGGTTGAAGGCGGCGATGTTCACCTTGTGCCGCTGCACATGACGACATTAGAAAACGCCGGCAAGGTAGCCGAGGACAGGGGGAACGGCCTTGACAGGTTTGATGAACCGGCTATTGCGGCGCCGAAGGAGGCAGAGGATGTCAAAAAAATGGTATCAAATTGAAAATAAAGGGGAAAAAGCAGAAGTCTGGATTTATGAGCAGATCGGCGAGGACTTCTGGAGCGGAGACGGTGTAACTGCAAAGAAGTTTCAAAAAGAGCTTGCTGCGGTGAAGGCGTCGCAGATTGACTTGCATATAAACTCGCCAGGCGGATCGGTTTTCGACGGTCTGACCATTTACAACCTATTGAAACAACACCCGGCAACGGTGACGACCTATATTGACGGGCTGGCAGCCAGTATTGCGTCGGTCATAGCGCTGGCTGGTGACAGGGTGATCATGGCAGACAATGCGCTTTTTATGATCCATCAGCCGTCGGGGGCGGTGGTTGGCACGGCAAGTGACATGAGGGACTTTGCAGACACGCTTGATAAGGTGAGTGGGGCAATGTTGACGACATACACAGGCAAAACGGGCAGAGAAGAAGAAGAAATAACTGGCTGGCTTGACGCGGAGACATGGTTTTCAGCGGCAGAGGCTTTAGACTATGGCTTCATTGACGAGGTGGCTGGACAAGTGGACATGGCGGCGTGTGCTAAGTTTGTGCCGTCGCTGCGTGAGGCGGGAATAAAGAAAATACCTGCCGAAATAACTGGCGCGAAAGAGACTCACACTGCAAGAGAGATTGAGCGCATCCTTCGGGATGGGGGCGTTTCGTCTGGTCTTGCAAAGGCTATTGTGGCAGGCGGCTTTAAAGACGGCCAGCAGCGGGATGTTGCGGTCGTCGAAAGCGAGCAACGGGATGTTGCCGCGGTCGAACCTGAACCATTGAGCCGGGCTGCTGAGCTTATACGCGCTGGTGAAATTAAATTTTTAGAAAGAAAATAGGAGGAGATATGCGGACATTAGAACAGTATCGAGAGGATGTTGCTAAGCTGCTTGAGCAGGCGGGCAATATCCGGGCGAAAGCGGAAAACCAGAACCGTGATTTGACGGCGGAAGAAGTGTCGCACATAGGCGATGTAAATGAGGAAGTGAAGCGTTTGCAGGGCATGATTGATGTGTTGGCTGAAACTGACGGACTTGTGGCAGCGGTAAAAGAAACGCCTGCGCCCCAGGCACAGCCTCAGACCATGCCGAAAGCAAGAGTTCAGTTTGTGGCTGATAACGGCAAAAAAGAGCGCTTTGCTTCATTGGGTGAGCAGCTTGTGGCCACTATCAGAGCAGCGCAGCCGGGCGGGAAGATTGATCCGCGTTTGTTTACAGCGGCGGCAACTGGCCTCAATGAAACCACACCGGCGGATGGTGGATTCCTTGTGCAAACCGACTTTTCCAACGATTTGCTGCAACAGGTATTTGAAACCGGAATCCTTGCGCCGCGCTGCCGACGTTACACTATTTCAAGCGGCTCCAACGCGATGACTATTAATGGCGTCGATGAAACTAGTCGTGCATCCACTCGGTCGGGGGGCGTGCTTGGTTACTGGATTGACGAAGCGCAGGAGAAAACGGCTACAAAGCCTAAATTCAGACAGATCGAGCTTAAACTCAAAAAACTGATTGGCCTTTGTTACGCGACTGATGAGCTTCTAAATGACGCTTCGGCGCTGGAGGCTTTTATCCGGTCGGCGTTTGCGGCAGAGTTTGGTTTCCTGCTTGATGATGCCATTATTCGCGGGACTGGCGGGGCGCAGCCGCTTGGTATCCTAAACGCTGGATGTCTTGTGTCTGTGGCGAAGCAAGCCGGGCAGAAGGCTTCAACGATTATGTGGGAAAATGTCGTTGACATGTATGCGCGTATGTTTCCGCAGAGCCGCACAAATGCAGTGTGGTTGATTAACCAGCAGGCAGAGGCGCAGCTAATGACGATGGCGATGAGCGTCGGGACTGGTGGAGTGCCGGTGTATATGCCTGCGGGCGGTGCTTCGGCAGCTCCTTATGCGACGCTGTTTGGCAGGCCGGTGATCGCCATTGAACAGTGCAGCGCGTTGGGTGATGTTGGCGACATTATCTTTGCTGACCTGAACGGTTATATCCTCGCGGAAAAGGGCGGCATTGATTCGGCTATGTCAATTCACGTGCGTTTTGACTACGACGAAAGCGTTTTCAGGTTTGTGATGAGGGTTGACGGCCAGCCGGAGCGCGCGACTGCTTTGACGCCTTACAAGGGCGGCGCAGGAGCTTCTTTGAGCCACTTTGTCACTCTGGCGGAAAGGAAATAAGGAGGTGAGAAAATGTTAGCAGAAAATGTAAAAGTTATTACCGTTTATTCGGATCAGGATTTGAGCGCGGCGGCGACGATGCCCGGCACATCTATTGATATGTCACTTTACCATGACTGCCTGTTTGTCGTGGGGCTGCAAACACTTGGCGGGGCGAACCCGGACTTCACGGTTTATGCTGGTGCGACTTCCGGCGCGACAACGGCAAAAATTCCGTTCAAATATGCGCTTGCAACAGGGGCTTTCGGCGGGGCCGGGGCATCGGATTATAGTGCGTGGACAACGAAAGATCCGGCTGGAAATGTTACGCTGGCGCATGCAAGCGATGACAATAAGACGCTGCTTATTAGCGTGGACGCCAAAAGCATGGGCGGTTATCGTTACCTGACGCTGCAATTTGAGGACACGCCGACAGGTTCAACGGGCAATGTTCAGGCGCACGCCATTTTGACGCCGCGATATAAAGCAGGCGTTGATAAGGCTTAAGGGGGTGGGAATATGGCTAATTACAATGTTTCCACACAGGAGGCGCTTGCTAACATTAACCGGGGCATGCGAGTGACGAAAGCTGCTTCTTCGCTTGCGGCAACAAAGGATGTTGACCTGTTTCTGGTGAAGGGCGGTGCCGTGGCGGTGCTGGGCCTGGTCGGAGTGTGTGACGGCGCGATGCAGGCGTCGGCAACCACTTTGCTGATCAAATGCACGCCGGAGGCCGGCACCGGAACTGCGTTGAGTATTGCGTCGGGATCGCTATCCGCGAAGGCGGCCAATACCATGTTGACATTGCCGGCGGCGGTTGGCAGCGCGTTGGTTATTTCAACGGGTGAAGCGGCGGCGCTTTTGACGTCGGCGCCGGTGTATTATGTCCAGCCGTGCAAAATTCAGATGACAGTTGGCGCGGCGACAAACACTCAAACGGTTACTTGGCACATTTGGTATGTGCCGATGAGCGAGGGAGCGTATATCGAAGCGGCGTAAACTAACAACATAACCGGGCGGTCCTTAACGGGGCCGCCCACTAACACCAAAAAAGGCGGTGCGAAAATGGCAGTAACAGCAATTACAACAATTAAGCGCTTCATTGGGCTTTCCACGGACACAAAGCCTTCGGGGGCTACGGTTCCAACCGGTTCGACATTCTTAGAATACGACACACAGCAGCTATATATAACTCCTGACGACGGCACGGTATGGACGCTAAAGAGCCTGCCGGAGGGTTATGGCGTTGAAACGACGACCATAAACTTGAAACAGGTGGCTGCCAGTTATGACCTGTTTGAGGTCAAGGGGAAGGACTGCATGATCGACGGGCTGGTGTTTATTATTCCGGCGGACTTGTCGGGCGAGGCGGCTTTGACGTCGGTTTCGATCCAGTCAACGGACGACACGCCGGTAGTTTTCCTATCGGCGGCTGCTGGGGCTGTGGCGAACCTTGACGCGGCAGGCAAGCATTTTGTTTATCGCGGTCCTGATGTGGTGGCAAAAGACAAAAAGATACAGTTGACTATTGCCGGCGGTGCGACGGCGGCGGATCAGGTCTGTTCGGTATATGTTTTATATAGGCCGGTTGGTTCTGGCGGTTACTTGGAGGTGTCGTAACCATGAAAAGAGTATGGTTGATCATTATTAGCGTGATATTGTTGGCTGGCGTATGTTGGGCGGCAGATAAACCTGTTTCACAGTTACCAGCTACGGAAAATATTAAGAACGAAGATTTGTTTTTAGTGAGTCAATATAATGCTGGGAACTATTTCAGCCGACACATAACATTTGCGAATCTTAAGAAAAAGCTGGATGAGCTTTATCAGGCGATCGGCGATGGTGCACTTACTCTACTAATAACAGGCACAATCAATGATGGCGACCTGACCAAATATGACCAATCTACTGGGAAGCTAAAGAGTGCCGGTGCTGCGGCTGGATATACCGAGCCTCAATCTAACCTACCTATTTGCAGAACAGGCGCAGGGACAGTCGGGGCGTGTACGAACCTGACAGACAAAACAATCCCAACCTACATAGATTACACTCCGCCTGAAGACCCGACACCACTTTGTAGCGATGCAAGCGGGGCAATTGTGGCCTGCACGCATTTAAAAGACGATGACTTTGCCGAAATGGAAGGCACACCTGATGACGTTGGGGTGAAGATTGTAATGGTAACCGGCGACCCTGACGAAGTCATTGAGTGTGAAGGCAGAGATAGAACCTATGTCATAGGGGCAAACGCAAATTACTTCTTTCAGCTTCCTGCCGACCCGTCTGGGATTAAATACTGCTTCGCAAATGGTGCGTATGAAACTGTAATTTCTATCGTGCCAGACGGCACAGACGTAATTAGATTTATTGGTTATACCACTGGCGAAGGTGATGGTCTTGTTTCGACAGGGGCGTATCAAGATTATGTGTGTCTCCTAGGTCTAAACACCTCCACTTGGCGGGTAATCCAGACGATGGGAACGTGGGCTATTGATGAAGTGGTACTGCCGAGCGAGGAAGAAGAGCCGCCGAATGGTAATGGTTGTGTAACACCGACTGGAACGCTGTTTACTGAGTCTTTCGGGGAAGGCGACCAGAGCTGTTGGAGCGCAGGGCCTTCGACCTGTAATAACACTTGGACGGTTGTCTCTGGCACTTATGCGATAGATAGCTCTCCTGCTGGTGCGCCTGAAAACACAGCGTGCGATAATTCCATGCTGATGTCTAGGACTGATGCAAGCCAAAACATCAGGGCTGATTTAGGGGCTGGGGCATTGACTGATGTAGATACTACAATCAACTTCACAATGTATATTGATTCTACGACTATCACGGAGTGGGGAGACTTGAGCTTCTTTGGTGTAACCACTGGAAGCTCGTTCTTTGATGGGCTGCAATACGTTGTACTTCTTGAGAGGCAAGCTCCTGGAGGCGGCGCAGCCACACGCATAGGTGTTATGAACGTAGCGGAGAATGGAACATGCTATATAGATAACATAGAAGAAAATACGTGGTATAATGTTGTCTTAACCGTGGATGGTGAAGGTGGGGAGAACGCTTCATCTTTCAGCATAGGTTCAGGGGCAGGTCAGTCATGTTCGCTGACTCTCCCACCCGCTGGCAGGTATCTGTGGTTTGTACTTAATAACCATGCAGCAGACATATACATCGGCAACGTGAGGGTTTCTACTTCTGGAGGAAACTAATGAAAAAATGGATAACATTTATTCTATTTTTGCTGTTGTGCAGAGGTGCGTATGCGGCATGTTCAGGGTCTAGCCCGAACTGGACTGCCGCTGATACTTCGCTTGCCGAGGTCACAGCTTGCTTTAATGCTGCAAGCAACGGAGACACAATAAACATTCCTGAGG